TGGCGGCACAACTTGACCTGATGGAGGAGTTATGACCGACAACGTCAAGACGTGGGGCCAGGCCCTTGATTGGGTATGGCACAACCACTGGCGACGCTTGAATAGCGCTCGCACCAACCAGATCAACTCTGGACACGTCACAGCATTCTGTGGCCGCTCGATGCCACTATCACGAATGGCCAAGGCTGCGTGGTGGATGCAGATGATGAGCGAGCTCCAGGATGAGCACCCTTCGTGGTCCACAAGCACGGTCAACCGAGTTGTCTCGGCGGCCAGCACAGTGCTGAGGCTCTGCAACAAAGCAGGGCTCACAGATGTTTCGGTTCCTGACTTCGATCGCCTGAAGGAGGGAGAGCACCGACTCACCTGGTTCACGAAGGAACAGGTGGACGCTATGGCGTTCGCTGCAGTCGACGTATTCGATCGACAGGATCTGGCCGATGCCCTCCTGTTTGCAGCCTACACAGGGACCCGCCAGGCGGAGCTCCTGAAGCTACGGGCAGAGGACATCGACTGGGCCACCGGCAACGTCTGGATTGGCGGCAAGCCGGGCCGCATCACCAAGGGTAAAGAGGTTCGCTCTGTACCCATCCACGACAAGGTTCGCAAACTTCTGCAACAACGCACGGAGAATGCGATGCCATCAGCCCTGGTGTTTGGTGCCGACTGGTCCAATAAGGATCAGCTATACGGCGCCTTCAAGAAGGTCAGGGATTACTGCGGGATCAGCGACGACCACGTCTGGCACAGCCTGAGGCACAGCTTCGGTACCTGGGTCGGTGAGGTTGCCCACCCCCGGCAGATAATGGCCCTGATGGGGCACAAGCAAGTGGAGACCAGTCTCCGCTACTGCAAGGCCACCGATGCCGCGCTTAGATCAGCCATCTCGGCCATCTAGGCGCGACTAATGGGGTCCGAAAACGGCCTGAAACAGCCCGCCTGCTACATTCACCATCATCAGCTCAATCGCTGAGAACGCCCTGCGGATGTGGCGGAATTGGTAGACGCGCTAGTTTCAGGTTCAATCGGATCAACATTTCATCGGTGGAATTGGCCGGGTTAATAGCCCGGCTTTCCTTTTGCTCACTCACTTTCACCGCTGCAAACTTCCGAACACCGAATCTAATGACCTACCTCACCCAAGAAGAGATCGAAAAGCTCAGCCCCGAGGAGTACTGCCGACTCCTTGCATATGGGGACATCGAGCTAATGGATGACGACGAATTCAGTGATGAATATCACCGCATCCTTCGCCACTTTGTTGAATTCGATCTCTGATTAACCAAGACTATGAATGAAGCTGATCGCATTGTTCGTCAGTACAAGCTCGAAACCGCCCAAGCCGAGGAGGCCAGGGGCCGTCTGACAGCCCGCACACTGCAGGCTGAGCAGCGCTCTTATGCTTCCGGCACGGTGTATGGCAAGAAGGCCCTAGAGGCCGCCCTAGGGGCCGCTGCGGAGCAGATCACCAAAGGTCTATCCCGCATCAGCAACGGCAGCCCCGGCCCGGACTACAAGCTGATCCGAGATCGTATCGGTGAGGCAGATCCGGCCGTGCTGGCACTGCTGGCCCTGAAGACCTGCCTAGACGTGCTTGGCCAGCGGGGCCGGGCTAAGGAGACCACCTACACCAACGTGGCATCAGCCATCGGTGAGGCCGTCCAGGTTGAGCTCCGCCTCGACCACTACAAGAAGGCCGACCCCAAGCTGTTCCGCGAGGTGACTGGCCGCTTCCACAAGAGCACTGGCACCCGCCAGAAGGCCACCGTCTTGAGGCTCACCTTCAACCGTGAGGGCATCGAGTGGGCCACCTGGTCTGGACCCATCAAGGTTCGGGTGGGCGCCTGGCTCCTGGACTGTATCCAGCGGGCTACAGGTTGGATCTCAACCGACCTGACCGGTACGGGCTACAAGAACCGCATCCTTAAGGTCAACTTCTCCGACACATTCCTTGACATCAAGGATCAGATAATGGAGAGGGCCGAGGAGATTGCCTACTGCACCTGGCCAATGCTCATTGAGCCCTTGGACTGGAGCAACACCGAAGTAGGTGGCTATCTGACCGGCCCTGGCCGGCACTTCAAGATGGTCCGTTCACACGGTGTGGCATTACTGCAGGGAGAGCTCTTCATCCAGATGCTCAACAATCTGCAGCGTCAGGCCTACCGGGTCAACCGTCAGGTCTACGAGGTTGCAGAGCATTGTTTCCAGAACTTCTACAGCATTGGCTCCTTCCGACGCGATGAGCGCCACGAACCACCATCACGGCCCGCAGAGGGCGCAAGTGAGGAGGTGATCAAGGAGTACAAACGCGCACGTCGCCAACTGGAGGACGTGAATGCTCAGCTGGAGCGCGACAACTGGCGGACTACTGAGGTGATGTTTGTCACCCGGAAGTTCGTTGATGAGGATCGCTTCTGGATCCCGTGGTCGGCCGATTACAGGGGTCGGCTCTACCCACTACCCCACAGTCTCACCCCGCAGGGCACAGATTTCGACAAGAGTCTGTTCTACTTTGCGGACGAAGGTCCAGTCGATGAGTACTGGCTAGCCTTCCAAGTTGCAACCACCTACGGGTTGGACAAAGCAACGATGGCTGATCGTGTGGAGTGGACACGTGCAAATACGGAGCTCATCTCCAGGATTGCACAGAACCCCCTGGATACGATCTCAGAGTGGCGTAAAGCTGAGGAGCCCTGGTGCTTCCTCGCAAGCTGCTTTGAGTATTTCGATTGCTGTATCGCTTGCACCCGTGAAACAAGCGGGCTGCCAGTGGGCATTGATGCCACCTGCTCTGGCCTCCAGCACCTGTCTGCGATGACCGGTGACCGCAAGGCCGCTTCGCTGGTGAATGTCACCCCCACAGATGTACCGGCTGACGGTTACAAGACCGTTGCCGAGCAAGCGAAGAAGCACCTCGATGAGAAGTACCACGAGTACCTCACGAGGAAGGTGACCAAGCGCACCGTGATGACCACTCCCTATGGGGTGACTCGCCACAGCGCTCGTGGTTACATCCGCGAAGCCCTCAAGGAGGCAGGCTGCGACCTGTCTGAGGCTGGCCTGCTGACCACCTTCACCGAGGCGATCTACAGCAAGGCAATGCCTGAGGTCTTCGCTGGTCCTGTTCGCGTTATGAACTGGATCCAAGAGAGCGCCGTCCGCATCCTACGGAGCGGTGCTGATGAGCTGGTCTGGACAACTCCATCTGGGTTCGTAGTAAGGCAACAGGCTAACAAGCCCATCCTCAAGAAGGTTCGTAGCAACCTGATGGGAGAGGGCACGATCTGGCCTCGTGTCTATGACGGGCCTGGTGAGGTTGACATTGACAAGCACAAGTCCTGCACTGCGCCAAATCTGGTACACAGTTTAGACGCCAGTCTTCTACATTTCACCTTCTCTGAGTGGGACAAGCCCTTCACTGTCATCCACGACTGTGCTCTGGGCCGCTCCTGCGATATGGATGAGATGAGTAAGGAGATTCGTCTCCACTTCGCTGAGATGTACAAGGGCGGTGTGCTTGAGGACTGGGCCGCACAAGTCGGTGCCTTCATCCCCGACGACTTGATCAAGGGCGATCTGGACATCGACGAGGTCAATCAGTCCACCTACTTTTTCTGCTGATCTTTCACTTACACCACTGAAATGGCAAACCGCTACACCTTTGAAACTGAGCTGGAAGGCTTCATCAACGTCGGTGAACCCGCTGGCAAGTTCAACAACTGCTGCTTCTCCTTCCGCCTCCCGCAGGCGGTCCTGGAGCAGGCTGAGCACGACCGTGAGGAGCTCCTGGCCTGGGCCAAGACCAAGGTCACTGGCCGGGTCAACACCAACCTCCCCAAGTGGGATGACGAGGGCCTGGTGAAGATCTCCTACGGCGGCGACACCGGCCGCCCCGCACCTGTCTTCATCGACAGCGAGGGCAGCGTGTTGGAGGACGCCGTCCGCAAGTCCATCCGCAAGGGCACCAAGGTCCGCCTGATCGTCGACCAGAAGCCCTACACCAAGCCGTCGCTGGGCACCACCCTCAAGGTGCTGGGCGTCCAAGTGCTGGAGCTCGCCTCCGGTGCTGTGACCGACAGCGGCGACCTGAGCGATGACGACGTGATCGCCCTGTTCGCTAAGTCGGCTGGCTTCAAGCAGTCCACCCCTGCCCCTCGCAAGACAGAGACCGAATCCGCTGAAGAAACCTACGACTTCTGATGGCTTTCCGCTCAAAACTTGAGCAACAGATAGCCAAAGCGTTCGACACGGTAGGACTCAAATACACCTATGAGTCCTCCAAATTAGAATACACACTATCTTGCTCATACACACCCGACTTCTTCCTTGAGAACGGGGTCATTCTTGAGGTCAAGGGTTTCCTGAAGCCGACAGATCGTCGCAAGATGATTGCTGTCAAGGCGCAGCACCCTGACCTCGACATCCGCTTTGTATTCCAGAAGGACAACCCGCTGGCCAAGGGTTCTAAGCACACGTATATGAGCTGGGCTGAGAAGAACGGCTTCCCTGCGTGTGTATGGCCAAACATTCCACCTGATTGGGTTTCCAATGACAGCACCGATTGACAATCTCTTCTTTGAGATTGACCGCCTTGTCGAAGCTCTCGAAGAGCAAGGCTATGACATTGCCGACATTGTCGATGTGATGTCTGAATACGTTGAAGTTGCCACGGAGTATCTCTGATGTACATCGATCGCGTCTACGCCCAGCAAGTCCTGAAGGACCTCATCCTCGACCTGATGGATAAGGGATGCAGCCCTCAAGACATCATCGAGGGCTTCGAGAACGAACTTGACCGCTTCGAGCAACTGGTATTCGATTATGAATGAAGAGTCGGAATTCATCCGACACGAGCCCTGTCCAAACTGCGGGAGCAGCGATGCTAACTCCGTCTATACAGACGGGCACACGTATTGCTTCTCCTGCCAGCACTACACCGCTGGCGACGGCGAGCAGGCCCCCCTGGAGCGATCCTCGGGGGCTTTTCACTATCACGGTGACTTCGCTCCCATCAAGAGCCGGCGGATCACAGAGGCTACGTGCCGCAAGTTCAACGTAAGGGTCGACGACGGTCCTGTGCTGCGCTTCCCCTACACCGACCAGTCCGGCCGGGTGGTGGGGGCTAAGGAGCGCGACAAGGAGAAGAACTTCCGCTGGATCGGCAAGAATGTCGAGAAGCGCCTGTTCGGCCAGAACCTCTTCGGAGGTGGCAAGCGGCTTGTGATCACTGAGGGCGAGATGGACGCCCTGAGTGTATGGGAGGCCCAACCTAAGTGGCCTGTCGTCTCGATCTACAGCGGTGCTGCGGGGGCCTACAAGGACCTGCAGAACCAGCTCTCCTTCTGCCTCAGCTTCGACGAGATCGTTCTTCTGTTCGATAACGACGAGCCGGGCCAGGAGGCCTCCGTGAAGTGCGCCCAGCTGTTCCCACCTGACAAGGTGAAGATCGGCTCTATGGGGGCTTACAAGGACGCCTCAGAGGCCTTACAGGCAGGGGACGGGGAAGCCATCCGGCAGGCCATCTGGAATGCCGCCCCATATAGCCCCAAGACGATTATTGATGGACGTTCACTATTCGATCTGCTCCGCCGCCCAATGGTTGGTCGGGACGCTGATTGGCCATATGACGGTCTTAATTCCGTTACTGGTGGTCTGCGACTCGGCGAGCTCTGTACGGTTACAGCCGGTTCCGGCGTGGGTAAATCGACCTTCTGTGGAGAGGCAGCACAAGCCCTTGTCAATCAAGGGTTCAGTGTTGGCTACATCGCGCTGGAGGAATCAATCCAACGGACAGGCCTCCGCCTGATGACCGTTGAGGCTAACAAGCCCTTACACCTAGACAACACAGTTGACGAAGATGTATTCCGATCCGCTTTTCAGAAGAGCGTTGGTTCTGGCCGTGTGTTTCTACGCGACGGCTTTGGCAGTGTTGATCCAGATGTGATCCTGAACGACATCCGCTTTATGGTCAAGGCCAGGGATGTCAAGTTCGTGATCCTGGATCACCTCAGCATCCTGCTGTCTGGCAATGCGTCAGACGATGAACGCAAGATGATCGACGTAACGATGACCAAGCTTCGGTCATTCGTAGAAGAGACAAGAGTCGGCCTAATCCTTATTTCACACCTACGGAGATTACACAATGACAAAGGTCACGAAGACGGTGGCCAGGTTTCTCTCTCGCATCTTCGCGGATCCCATTCCATCGTGCAGCTCAGCGACCTTGTCGTCAGCATCGAGCGAAACTTGGCTTCTGGGGAGAACACCTCTCTTCTCAGGGTTCTCAAGAATCGCTTCAACGGACAAACCGGAGAAGCTGGGGTCCTGCAGTACAACAAAGAAACCGGGCGGATGTGCGAACTGCTCGGGGTGTCCTCTCCAACGGGAGGAACGGGCACCTTCGATCAGGACTTCTAGGCCGAACCACGTTGTGCTGTTCGTCGATAAGGAAGACCTGATGAGCCAGGTGGCCCTGAAGAACCTCGACAACGCCCTGGAGGGCACCGACAACCGGTGCTACACGGCTGTGCTTGAGAAGCAGTATCACCCCGCCGTCTGCCTGTCATACCAGGTGGACTTCTTCCCCACCCTGCTGGTGCTCGATAGCAGCGCCCAGGTGCTGTACCGAGAGACCCGAGTCCGCCATATGAGCGAGGAGAAGCTCCGCTCCCTGCTGTACCACATCGCTTCCTACCGCACCACTGACCTATGAAACTTGTCTTCGACATTGAGACCGATGGGTTTCTTCGGAAACTCACTACGGTCCACTGTGTTGTAGCCAAGGACATCGAAACCGGTGAGGTCTTCAAGTTCGACGATTCCGGGCGGCACCAATCGGTGTCGTCTGGTCTCACCCTCCTGATGGAGGCAGAGGAACTCTGGGGCCACAACATCATCGGGTTTGACGTTCCCGCTATCCAAGAGATCTACCCGTTCTTCGAGCCCTGGAAGGCTCGGTACTACGACACCCTGATCCTGTCCCGTCTGTTCTTCACAGATATGTTGGACCGGGACCTGCGCTCCAAGCCGGCGAATATGCCCGGCAACCTGTATGGCCGCCACTCCCTGGAAGCCTGGGGCTAC